GACAACTATAAATCTCTCAGGAAAATCGGGTCAAAATGTTTTAGGGACTGGACTAGACCCTCTAAAAAGCCTCTCATACATTGTCAAAAGCTTCCATTTGTGGTATAATAGAGGGAAGAATAAAACACGAAGGAGGCGCGCGCGTGGCTAAAATAACTAAATATGAAAAATTAGTTGTGCCAAACATTGAGAAGATTAAGGAAGCGCGAACAAATGGCTCAAGCATGCAAGATATAGCGGACATGCTGGGCGTGGGTCGGAGTTCGTTGCAATATTGGCTGAAGAACAAGCCAGAGTTTAGAGAAGCAATGGACGAAGCAACTGAAGATATGGAAATGACCATTGAGCGCACGGCTAAGACAAGCCTTTTGAATAAATTAGTAGACCGCTTTGTGACAACTGAAGAAATTTATTCCGAAGGCGTGCTAGTTAAGGAGCGCAAGCAGTTGATTAAGGCAGATACGACAGCAATTATCTTTGCTCTCAAAGCTCGCAATCCAGAAATGTGGGATCCGCTCGGAGTCGCACGACTTGATAATGATAATAAGTCTGATAATATCCAAGAGGATATTACAAACGCGTTGAATAAATACGTGAAAAAGATGACAGAGGGTGTTGACACTAAGAGCTGAGTGTGATACACTATATAAAGACAAGATAGGAGATTTTTAAATGGCTACTTATAATGATTTTTATAATCAAGTGATTGGGAATGCATACAATATTGATAGCGCGTATGGGGCGCAATGTCTGACAGGCGAACATCTTGTGAAACTTGTGGACGGAACATATAAAAAAGCTGAAGACATTGCGGCAGGCGATAAGCTCAGCACTGGAAACACTGTGATTAGTAATGTTGCGAAAGATGCTGAGGTGTATGCGTTGATGACTGAGCAAAGTTATTCACACGTGACAAAAGATCACCGTGTATTCTTGACAGATGGAACTAATAAACGTGTTGATGAGTTGCGAGTTGGTGATGAGATTGCGCTTGATTTTGCAAATGGCGATGACTCAACAAAAGAAGAACGTGACGCATTTATTGACAGCTTGATTGCTGCGGATGGGCATTTGTTGACTGACGACAAAGAGCAAGCTATCAAATTTCAGCATTACGCACATTTGAATGGATATTACGCACCATTGTTTGAGCGAGGTGTCCGCGGTGAGGACGTGTTATCTTATGATGTGGTGGTTGAACGTAATAAGCGTTTGACAAATAACTTTTGTAACTTGGCTAGAATTGGTGAAGAAACAGTTTACACAATCAACTGTGACGGTGATCATAGCTTTTACGCAGATAATCAAAAACATCATAACTGTTGGGATGGTGCAGCATATTATGAACGCTGGCTAGGTTATCCAGTTACAAATTGTACAAATACAGGTTACGCGCGTGACGTTTGGGAACAACGCCACAGTAACGGTATTTTGAACAACTTTGATGAAGTGGAAGTGATGCAACCTGGAGACATTGCCGTGTTTGCTGTCACAGATTACACACCATATAGTCACATCGCGATTTTTCATAGTGATGCAGGAAACGGCGGTGGATACTTCTTGGGACAAAACCAAGGCGGAACGCCAGACGGCCAAGGTGGTTCAGCTTTCAATCTTTGTTGGCTTCCTTATTCATCAACTTATCCAACCGCATTCCGTCCGAAGGCATTCAACGGTGGACAAACAGCAAACGCTACGCCTTCCGCACCTGCAAGCGCTAACGGCTCATGGATTGCAGAAGATGCAACATTTACAAGCGCTTATGCCATCCGTGCACGCGTAGATGGACCATCAACGTCTAACCGCTGTCCATACATTTTCCCTGCAGGTTCTAAAATTCATTATGATGCATATTGTCACGCAAACGGCTACGTGTGGATTCGCCAACCTCGCGCAGATGGCGGCTATTGGTTCATTCCAACAGGAGACAGCGATGGCACGCGCCGAACAGATGCGGCTTGGGGTTCATTTGAATGAAATATTTAAACGCGTTGAAACAGTATAACGAAGAAAACAACGTCAAGACGTGCAAAGCTATAGAGCGCGCCTTTCAGAAGCATGAACGCATTCACGCGCGTGCTTTGGAAGGCGTTTATTTGTACCGACCTGGTGTTGTTGAGACAGCCATTGACTTTGTAGAAAATGAATTTTATAAGACGACAGGTGATCTTGAGCTCATCAAATTACAGCCTGCTCAAAAGTGGTGGTTTGAATTGTGGTTTGGCTACTATACAAAAGATGGAAGCGCTCTCATTAATGAAACATTCTTGAATATTATCCGCGGGGCGGGCAAATCGACAATTTTGGCGGCAGTTGAGATGTTTTGGCTTATTTTTGGCGGAAACTATGGCGGTGAATCGTGGATTATTGCTTACGACAATAACCAAGCTGAGCACGTCTTTGGACAAGTAAGAAACCAAATTACATCAGGCAACGGACTTTTTAAAATGTTGGGCGATACTAAGCAACTGAAAACAACGAAAACTGGTATTCGATTTCTCCCGACAAAAAACGAAGTAAGAAAAGCAACTCACGACGTTTCGCGTCTTCAAGGTAATAATACGAGTCTCAACGCATTTGATGAAGTTCACGTCTATAAGGAGGACGTCATCTCTGCTGTTAATAAAGGGAGCCGCCAAAAACAAAAGTCCTGGCGTTCCATTTATATCACGTCTGGAGGGATCACAAGAGGTTATCTTTATGACGATTTAATTACGCGCTTTAAATCCGACGAAGAATTTGAAAATGACAGATCCATTGGGCTTATTTATCAACTAGACAATGCGCGTGAAGTCAAGGACGAAAACAATTGGAGCAAAGCGGCGCCAATGATTTATGGCGGACTTCCAAAACTTGAAAGTGTGCGCGAAGAGTACAGAATAGCGAGCGGAGACAATGCTTTACAACTGCAATTTTTGGCGTACAACATGGGGATAGCGGTGAATGACTCAGCCAAATATATTACGCCCGCTGAAAGCATGTGTAAAGAATATGATATGGACGCGGTCTGGTCTGGCGCTGATGTTGTCGTTGGCGTGGATATGTCTTTGACAGGAGACCTGACAGCCGTTGTTTTCCTCACAGATGTGGACGGGCAAATGTTCGCGCATTGCGAAGCTTTGGGAAGCCGCAACACGCTCCCTCAACTGCCAGATGATATTTCTAAAAAGCTAGAGTTGATGATTGGCGATGGCTTAACAATAACAGAAGGCGCTTTCATCACAGCTCATGACGTGTTTGCAGTTGTGCAAGCGTTTGCGGAGCGCTACAATTGCCAATTCACGTTTATAGGCTATGACCCTTCGCGCTATGACAACTTGAGACTGTTAATTGATGATTATTTCTTTGACGTGGATTCGGATCGTCAGCTCGCCATCCGTCAGGGCTTTGCTTTGTCTGATTATATCAAACTCATGAAAGACAAATTGGCTGATGGATCGCTGATTCACAATTCTAAAATTTTGGAGTGGAGCCTCAACAATTTTGCGGTAAAAGTTGGAACGTCAGGCGATTACATGGCAACTAAGCTAACAAATGCTGAAAAAATTGACCCTGTTGTTGCGCTCGTCATCGCACTTAAGACAGCTATTATAAAAGGGACGTGAATTGACAGATTCACGTTTTTGTGGTATAATGAAAAATAAAAGGAGTTTATTCCATTGGAACATCTATTTGATTTTTTGATGACACTGTCACCAACTGACATGAGTGTTGTTATGTTTGTTTTTCTCTTAGTCGATATGTGGACGGCTCTCAGCTTGTCTATTAAGTCAAAAAGCATTTTGTCAAAGACGCTCATCAAAGGCTTTGTGTTTAATTTGCTGATCATTGTTGTGCCGTTCGCACTTTCAGTTTTTCAACACTATACAGCCATTCCTGGGCATGATTACGCGTATATTCAAACGCTCTCACTTTTTGTCACTGTGCTTTTCTTAGCGTCTGAATCTATTTCAATTATTGCGAACTATTCAGCAGCAAATCCTGAAGCGTCAAACTTTGTCACGCGCTTTGCGTCTAAATTTTTGGGCAATGAAATCCAATATAAGAAGGAAAAGCACAATATTGATTAGCTATTTGCCTGAAAATGTGGTAGAACGCGATGGTGTGCGCTCCACAGGATTTTATAGCACACAGAAATGGAAGCGTGTGAGAGATCAGATTAAAATTAGAGACAAAATGACGTGTCAACGCTGTGGAAAGCCAATCACAGGACGCTATATTGTTGACCACAAAATTGAACTCAATTTTGATAATTATAAAGATTGGGACATTGCCTATAACCCTGCTAATTTGTGGCTACTTTGTCAAGATTGCCACAATTTGAAAACATTTCGAAAAGTTACGACACAAGACACACTATGGTAAGAAAGGAGAGAGTGAATGTTTGATTACATTATTAACGGATTTGTGAAAATGTTCCGCGGTGATATTGTTGACAAACAAACGCAACGCATCGCCTGGACGGATGACGGCGCACGCTATACATCAGCTTTTGTCCAGTCCATTATTCTTTTTATTGCGCGTGAGTTCAGTAAGCTAGAAATAGATCATCGCGTTTATACAAAACAGACTGACGGGAATTATCTGACAGCTGACAAGCTCGGAAGTGACATTTTTGAAGTGCTTAATTATGCGCCAAACGGCATGTTGACAAACGCTGAGTGGAAGCGTGAAATAGCCTCACGGTTGATGCGTGGTGTTAATGTATATCTCAAGCCAGTCCGCAAAGGCGGAAATCTCGTGAAGTTAGAATTTTCTGACAAAGAGGAATATTTGGAATCACCTGATGATATTTTGGTCATCACGTCACCGATTTTTGTTAGCAACAATTCCACACTTTATGATAATATGTTGACAAACATTAGCCGTCAGCTCAATAATAAAAAGCTCAGAGGCTTCTTAAAAGTTAATGCTGCGATTAATTCGCAAAATTCAAACTTTAGAGAAAAAGCAGAAGAACAGTTGAAACTACTTCAGGAAGTTTCAGCATACAACGGCTTAGGTGTATTGGATGCAAAAACAGACGTGCAGGAATTGCAACACGAATATGAGACAGTGCCTGACACAGTTATTGACGTCATTAAAAAAGAAATTCTTAACGGATTCGGAATTTCTGAGAAACTGCTCACTGGAGAATATAATGAGCAAGACTATAAACATTTTTTTGATAACGTATTAGCACCAATTATTAAAGAAATTGAAACAGAATTGACTTATAAATTGTTAAGCACAAATGCGCGTGTGAATGACGGCGTGAAGAATCGCTTTGAGCGAATCGTTATTAGTGTTGACACATTCAAATTTGCGAGTGTTAGTGAAATTATTAACCTAGCAAGCGCAAACACTAACGGCGCATTTTTAACAGTCAACGAAATCCGCAAGTTGATGGGATATGACCCAATTTCAGGTGGCAACGTATATCGAACGAATCTCAACAGCCAGGAGGTAAAATATGGAGATTAAAACAGACTATTTAACAGGTATTCCAACAGACAAAGCAACGGAATTGAACGGCAAAAAGTTTATTATTATTCACAACACTGCGACACCGAACGCAACCGCGGACGCTGAAAACGCTTATTTTCACCGTGAATGGTCGAACATTCAAGCGTTTGTTCACGCGTTCGTGGACTGGAACGGCGTGGCGATTGAAAACGCAAAAATGGGCGATGTCGTCTGGGGTGCTGGGCGCATTAATGCGCACGCGTGGCTACAAGTGGAACAGTGCATCAGCACCGACGACGCGCAAAATGTGCGTGGAGCGAATTATTTAGCTGAATATGTTGCTAAGAAAATCAAAGATAGTGGTATTCCTTTTGAAGATTTTGAAATTATTGATCATCGCACCGCTTCGCAAGTATACGGTGGAACGGATCACGATGATTCCGTAGTTGGAATGTCTTTGGACGAGTTAAAAGCAAAAATTGCAAGCTATGTGAACGCAACAACACAGGCGCCAAGTATGCCACAGGACGGAAAGACGTTTCGGCTCAACTACGCAATTAAGGCACGCGCACAAGGGCCAGACACAAAAAACCCACAAGTCTATTTATTCCGCGCAGGAGACAAAATCGTCTTTGACCGCAAACTCCAAGCATGCGGATATGAGTGGATTTCTCAACCTCGCTCTAGTGGCGGCTATTGGTATATACCAATTCGTGAGGTGGAATCAAAAGATTTTTGGGGGGACTTTGAATGAATCTAAGCGAACTAGAAACAAAAGCAAAAAGTATTTTTGGAAAAAATAAAAAGCTAACAGCGCAAGCATTTGAAGAATACACCGATGCAATTGGAAATCTGGATATGTTGCAAGACACGGGTTGGGTCAATCTTCCAGTTACGGATTCGGCAATTAATGGAACAAGTGTCCGTGCACGGCGAATTGGAAACACTGTGATCGTAGATGCAAGTGGTGCGCGGTTTGACACTGTCGCTGTTGCGGACAGAGGCTGGTGGAAGCAAAAGGACCCGTGGGGGCAAGATTATTATGCAACTTTTATTGTCCCTGTTCAAGGCATCCCAAAAGGCTTTAGATCTTCAAAAACAATTATGGGATCCATTTACACGGACGGTCCAGAATTTGCAGGAACGTGGCAATTATCAAGTTCTTTCGATAATTATTTAGCTTTAAAAATAAAAAATAAACGTCCAGGCGACGTTGCAGGAATTCGACTTTCACAAGTTAAATATTTCACCGACGATCCGTTTCCAAAAATCGAAAACGGCAAAGTAGTTAATTAAAAAAAAGGAGTAGTAACAAAAATGAGTACAAACACAGAAAATTTTAAAACAGAACAAAAAGCGAAATGGGCTGACGGTAAACGCGCCAATGGAGCAAACTTTGCGCAATTGTTTGACGCCATTGCACGCCTAATTGAGGACGAAGTAACAAGCGTTCCTGCTACGGACATCCCAACAGCTGTCAAAGAATTTTTAGACAATTCTGACAAATACAATAACACGGACGCTTTCACAAAATTGAAAGAATTGACCAAAAAGCCTGAAACGTTGAAAGAAGCGTTGGAAGCTGTCAACGCGTTGGATGGCTCAGACGCAACAAAAACAGCTATTGCTAACGCACTTAAAGCGCTAAATCCAAACGACGGTGTGACGCTTTCGGATTTAGAAAGTGCAGCGAGTGGCGAAACAATGAACGAAACATTTTCGCCTGCGACTGCTCCAAAATTTAACGAACGCATGCGCAAAATTAAAGCAGCTATTGAGTCATTGTCTGGCAATTCTGACAATTCTAAACATTACGTTTTTCAAGCAGGTATGGGCGAAGTGAAAGTGTGGAAATATTCAAACAATTCAGAAGCTGAAGTGGTGTTTGACGATCAAAACGCACAAATGGACGTCAGCGTGATGAATGAAAAAGGCTTTGCTGTTCCGTTTGTGAATGGGACTGTAACAAACGCAAGCACACTTCCTGCGGGGCTTACAGATGTGTGGCTTCTCACAACAACGGACGGCGCGCGCTATGTTTACAATAAAACAAACAGCACGCTCAAGTCTGCTGCTTCACTAATCGGCTAAAAGGAGTCTGAATTTTATGAAAATTAGAACAAAAGTGGTGAACGCGGCAGGTGAAGAAATTGCGCCTGAAGATGTAACTGCAAAAGCGCCTGAAAAAATCGCTGTTGTGTATGCGCACACGGACGAAGTAAATGACAACGGACTAAAGCTAAACGCTGACAGCCTAATTGTCACGCGCGACAAATATCCGCTATTGTACGAACATTCTGACAATAGCATTGATAACGTTGTTGGCTATGTTGAGACGGACGGAAAACCGAATGGCAAAGGCGAGTTTGTTGGATACATTACATTTTACGACACGCCAAACGGACAACACGCGCGTCAGCTGTGGGAAGACGGCGTTTTGGATGAACTCAGCGTTGCTTATTTTGTGGAAGAGGCTGAGAAGATTGACAATCTTGATAATGATTATTATTTAAATATTCTGAAAGCGACATTGAAAGAGATTTCTCTTGTGTCTGTCGGCGCAGATCGTAAGACTGGCGCTGTTGATGAATTGTCTGAAGATTCTGATGATACTGACGAACCTGACGAAACGCCTGAAGAAGACAAAGAAGAACCGTCTGAAAATTCTGAAGATTCGGAAGAATCAACGGAAGACGACGATGAAGAAGATGATGTGTTGCACAATGCGAAATTAAACTTTTTTAAAACAGCGCTTGACAACTAGTCACAGCTGTGCTATAATTAATTGAAGTCTAAAGAAAGCGTAATTGCTTTTGAGAGCGTGTGGTGGCACGCTCTTTTTTGTGCGTTCATAGATGAATTATTAGAAAATTTACGTTTTCGTAACAAGTGGAAAAAGGGGTTGATTTCCTGCGCGTGCTATGATATACTATAGTCATAACGGATAAGGAAGTAGATCAAAAAGAATCATTTGTCAAAATGTTATAAAAATTTGACAAAAGTGCTTGACAAATAAATCAAACTTTGATATACTTACTATAGTAAATGAAAGGGCGCTGAGAAATAGCGCAAAGGTAAAACACCATGACTGAAACAAACATTAAATATGCACTTGTAGCATACAACGGATCAAAAGTTGAAGACGCTTATGTTTTTAAAACATACGCGGATGCTGACGCTTACATTATTAAAAATCACAATAACTTTTTGAGTTGGGTGACGGAATACATGGACGACGACGTGACCCACGACGCGAACGACTACGACAAAGTTATTGCAAAGGCAAAAATGGAAAGCGCTGACGGAAACGGATTTGAAACGTTTTGTGAATGGTACAATGTCACGGAATGTGAAGACGGTCCGCGAATTGTGGAATGTGACGACTATTTCTGGGCGTCTGTCGCAGATGGCGAATATGTGTTACAATTGCCATAACAAAAGAGGCGCTAACAGCGTCTCTTTTTCTTTCTGTCATCAATTATCAGAAAATTTACGTTTTGATTAATTCGCCTCAACCTGCTTGATTTCTCACGCGCCGTGTGTTATACTTAAACTAACAAAACAAGAAAGTGAGATAAACACTATGAATGAATTATTACACGCACAAAAAGCAACGCTTGAAGCCATTTTAGAAATGGAAGTAGATTGTGAACAGCCGTTCATGCTCTTGGATTTTTCTGAAGCACCGCTCTCTCTCCGCGCTTATGCGGATGACGATGAGCCAATTCGCGTTTTGTTTAATCTGCGATATGATATTTTTGATGCGTTGACAGACGAGAGCAAAGACAAAGCATATATTGCAACAGTCACAGCGCAATTCATCGCGCATTATTTCAAGTAGTACGATGTACTACTTTTTTTATCTCTTTGTGTCATTGTATTAATACAACATGGACGAATTATCAGAAAATTTACGTTTTGGTAACATGTTGAAAAAAGGCTTGATTTCATGCGCGTGCTGTGTTATACTATATTTAACAAAAAGGTAAAGGGCGCTGACAAAAGTTAGCGAGTGTGATTAACTATGAAACAAGAATGCAAAACTAATGAGTTTATGTACATTGTTGATTATGAAAGAATTGATGGGGTTTTGCACATTGCGGGGATTACGCGAAGCGTAGGGCAAGGGCTTGATTTTAAAAACGGTTATGTGAAAATGCCTGTTGTGAAAACTGCGTTATCGGTCCCTTTTGCCGAGATCCTTGCGCTTAATGAATTGATGCTTTTCAAAGGGAAAAAGACAAAACGCACGCGCGATGATTGGGATGAAACGCTGGAGTGGATGCAAAAGCTTCCGCTTGACACGCGCGTGGAATTGGAAAATAACGCCAAACGGCGTTATTTTCGTTTACTCACTTTGTATCATTGTATTAATACAGTCACACACGTTGCGCACATGCGCAACGCAAAAGACTGCGCTTGCGTTAGCAACGAGCAGGAACGTACAAGCGCAAAACGCGGACACGCGTTTTGCAAGACTAAACCGAAGATTTGACAGATGCCTGAAAACGTGGTATAATAGAAAATAAAAAAAGGAGTTTATCAACGCACTATGAAAAAAATTGATAAGATTGAATCGCTTAACACTAAGTTGACTGAGATCCGCGAGCAAGTTGAAAATTCTCGCGACGTTGACGAAGTGAAAAGCCTCACTGCAGAATATAATAGCATTAAAGAAGAACTTGGAGCATTGGAGGAAGACACACACATGCCAAAAACAAATTATTTGGAAACAAACAAAGCAATGAACGACTTTGCTGAAATTCAATTCAATTCAAAAAATGAAGCTGACGCAAAGACGGCGTGGGAAAACAAATTGAAAGAAAACGGCATTACGTTTACAGATCACGATAACTATTTGCCAAAACGCCTTGAATTAGAAATTCAGACAACTTTGACAAATGCTAATCCCGTGTTCCCACTTTTCAACGTTACGAACATTGGCGCAATGCTTATTACACGTGAGCTTACAAGCACAGATGAAGCACACGTGCACGTACGCGGAACACAAAAACAACGCCAAGCCGCAACTTTGACAGTATCTGGCATTAAACCAAAAATGGTTTATAAAGCACAATCTATTGATGAAATTGACCGTCGCACGATTGAAAATTACGGTGAATTGTATGAAGTGATTGTGGCTGAACTTGCCCAACGTGTTATTGATAAAGTGGTCGACCTTGCGCTTGTTGAAGGGACTGCAACAGATGGCGAAACAGGAACGCCAGAAAAAGAAAACGGATTTATTGCAATTGCGAAAGAAACAAACACAGATAAAGTTGTTCACGTTGACGGAAAAACTGACTTAGTTTCAGCAATTGAAGAAGCAGTTGACGCAATTGACGCGCCAGGGAAAAAATATTTAATTGTTACTAAAAAACAAAAACGCGATATTTTAACAGCTGTTCGCAAGAAATTCCCGAACACAACATTTTTCAATAATAAGCAAGCTATTGCGGACACGTTTGGTGTTGACGACATTATTATTTACAATGGCGCGAAGGAAATTTCTCCGACTGTTTTGGCACAAGGTGCTTATAGTGTGGATATGCAACCGCTTAACCGTATCGAGCAGTTCCGACTTGACACCAACGAAAACGATATTTTGGTGGAAACGCCTGCAACTGGACGTGTGACGACATTTAAAGGCGTAGCTGTTGTTGATCTTAAATAATGACTGACACCGAATTATTAAAAAGTGTGAAATCTTTTCTCCGCATGCAACAAACAGTTACGATTTTTGATGATGAGATTAACGCCTTGATTTTGTCAGCGAAAGAGTCTTTGCGAGTTGCAGGCGTTGCGGACAATGTGCCGTTAGCTTACGAATACATTAGGACGTATGTGAGAAAGCGTATGTTGCAAGATGCATCTGACGCTTTTAGAAAATCTGAGAGCGAACGTGAGCGACAGCTGATCAATCAATTGACCTACGGGGGGTGATTGATATGTTTGACACAGCGACGCTTTTAATAACAGAAGAGATAACGAACAAAAACGGTGAAGCAATTGAACAAGAGACGCCTTTGGACGTTGCGATTGTTTTGCAAAATGTGGATAGAGCACAGCGTGATAAGTATCATCAGGAGGGCTTAGGGCGTGCGGTACGCTTTAAAGTTGCACTTTTTGGGGATGCTTACAACGCCTCACAAATTCCATATTTTATATATAAGGGCGTGAGGTATAGCGTGCGAGATTTCACAATGGATAAAACGCAAAGCGCGTGTTACATAGAAGGAACAAGTAATAGAGGGGCGTGATGATATGCTTTATAGAACATATAATGAATATAAGCAAACGCTTCAGCAACTATTACCAGACTGGAAAGTTTACTTTGGCGCAACAAAAGCGGACTTAGTAAAAAATACATGCTTTGTTTCACACTTGTCTGGCGACACGGCTTACGCGGATGGTGTGCCAATTATTGCGTCAACCACTTACCAACTTATTTTTCTTCAAGACCGTCAAGCGTTTACAAATAAAAAAATTATTGAATTGACTGACGAAGGCGTGAAATATGCAGGATATGATCCTGCTAGTGAATGCAACGTGTTCGTAGCAACAGTGACGCTTTACGGCCCAGGGAGCGTGCCTGATGAATGAGCAAGAATTAGAAAAAGAAGCACTTGAGATTGCGGATAACAAATTGCGAGAAATTGCGGATGAAATAGCTGATGACTTGACAGCATACGCAAAAGCACACAAACGCACAGGAATGTTAGCACGCAACATCCACGTGGAAAAAACAGATAAAGGTTATATTGTTTCAGGTGGTACGCGTGCAGATTACGGTGGCAAGAGCTATCATCCAGTCACATTTTTTAAATACAAACCCGCGCAGACGGAATTACAAACAGCGCTGAATAAAGCGCGTGGACAAATCAAATTACGATAAAAAAAGGAGCTATTAAAATGGCATTTAAATACAAAGAACGTGTAATGTATCACGGAAACCAACGCCTGGTGATTAAGCCTTGGGGCGCAGCAGGTGCAACAGGTAAGCGTACACTTGGAACGGCAGTTTTTGGTACAGGTTTGGTGAGCGTATCTGCAATGTCAGATGATGCGAAAATTACAAACTTTCCTGCTGATGACACGCCTGACCACGCTACAATCTCAGGAGCTAGTCTCTTGAAAGGAACAATGAAATTTATGCAATTGGACAACGATGTGCGTACTAATTTCTTCGGGCAAGAAACGATTGACGGCGGTTATGGATCAACAGGTGTTTATCCGAAAGCGGCGGTTCAATACGCATCCCTTGGTTCAACACAAGACGGTAAACCTGCGCTTCTTGTTACGGTTTACCCAAACATGAGCGTGACATCTGCGCCAACGAAAGAAACAACGACAGATTCAGCTGACACACCGACGGCTATCCAGTGGTCAGCGGCAGTTCAAGCGTCTGGATGTGCGGAAGTAGTAACACCAAAAGGTCGTAAAGTTGCGGAATTGGAATTCTTTTTTACAGGTGACGACGTGCAAACAGCACTTGACAAGATTGACAGCGGATACATTTATGGCGTTGAAGCAACAGGTACATCACCACGAGTTGGAGGCTAAGAATAATTTATGAAAATGAAATATAGTAAGATTAAAGCGTTCAAACTTGCGACTGGTGAGCATTTGCTAGCGTTGCAAGACAAGCTTAGCACGACAACGGATCAAGATGAGCGCTTTGCAACACTTGAAAAATTGGCTCTTGGTTTGTACTTAGTGAACAATTACAATGTACAAGAAGCAAAGAGCGAATACACGCGCTTGCGTAAATCTGAAAATGAAGATGAGCGTTATAGCATTATTGATGACGTTGACTTAGATGACGAAATTGAAAAAATTATTGGCTAGAAAACGCTATGAGGGCGGACGCTTAGAAGCGTCTGCTCTTTTTGCTAAGAGGATTAAAATATGTTAGAAACACGCAAAGTTTTTGACTACTACTTGAAGACTGGCGGAGATTTGTTAGACGATTTAGACAAATTAAAGAGTGAGTATGCTAAGAAATACTTGAAGCGTGAAAACACTTATGCAGAACAGCTCTCAATTTTGTTGGAACGCTTAGACGCTGTGGGCGTAGACGTCAGCACGCTCTCTCTTGAAGAACTCACAGCTCCAACAGTTCATCCAAAAGTTAAAGAGTCAAAACTTTTAATATCTGAAGAAGATAAGATGCGCCAAGACGCGCAATATTGGGGCGCAAAACATAGCGTGAGAGATACATTGTCAGCTTTTATTTGTGGTGAACTAATAACAGCAGATGTGTTATTAGATGCGCCATATGATACAGTAGTTGATACTGTAAATTATGCTTTTAAAAAACGAGAGGAGACGATGAATAATGGCAAGTAATCAAAAGTTAGAAATTGAAATTGCTGGGAATACCGTTCAGCTTGAGCGTTCCATGAAATCAATCAACGCGATTTTACAAGCTAGCAAAGCTGAAGCTACAAGCTTAAATCGGGAGCTGAAATTTGATCCAACGAATACGGAATTGCTTGAGAAGCGTCAAAAAGCACTCACTACGGCAATGGAGATGAGCAAAGAGCGCGCAAGTGAACTTAGGAAAGACTTGGAAAAAATTGACCCTCAAGTCAACCCTGAAGGCTTTGTAAAACTCTCACGTCAGGTTAATGCGGCAGAATCTCAAACGCGTAGTTTTGAACGTCAGCTATCTGCGACGGCTAGCAAATTGTCAGAATTGTCAAACAGATCAGGAACGTTTAAATTCGACCCAGGGACAGGTGCGCGTGAGTTTAGTAATACGCTGAAAGGCGTAGATGCAGCACTCTCAACAATCGCAACAAAGAAACTTGCAAATTTTGACAGTTCTAAAGTTAGCGCTAATGACGTAGCTAAAGCAGTCGGACGAATTGGCGAAGCTGTTAGTCTTACTGAACGTAAAGCGGAACTTTTACGCACGGCATTGAATAGAGTAGACGCGCGTGTGAATCCTGAACAGTTTGCGAAATTGCAAAACAAACTGAACGACGCAAACAACGCAACAAGCGCACTGAGGGAAAAACAAAATGAGCTTGTGAACGTGTTAGGGCGCGTGAACAATGCAGCGAAATCATTCCACTTTGACGCAGGTGACGGTGCGAAAAAATTCACAAATGATCTTCAAGGCTTGAACAATGCTATTCGCGGAATGGACACGCACAAATTGTTGAATTTCAACGCAGGTGAAGCATCCATTCAGGAAGCGAAAGCAACAATGCAACAGCTCGGACAAATGACGGAATTGACAATGGAAAAAGCGCGACGCTTAAGAGAAGCCATGAAGCACCTTGATCCTGAATCAAATCCTGAAGCGTTTAAGCAATTGAAGCGCGAATTGCAAGAAGTCACTCAGCAACTTCTGGCACTGAATCGCAAAAAGATTGAAATTAAGGCAGAAACAGGAAAAGACTTTAGTAAAATCTTTGACCGTGCGCGTGCGGATACATCAAAAGCGTTTGAAAATATTGGCGCGCAAGGTGGCGAAAAGCTGGCATCTTCCGCAAGCTCTAAATTGCAAGAAGGCGTTGGACGAATTGGGCAAGCGCTCGAAAAAGTGACAAGCATTGGGCAAGCGTTCGCGCGTGCAGGTTTAAGTGCAGGAAAAACACTCATTTCAAACATTCTCAGCGCTATCGGGAGCGGATCTTCCAAAATTCTGAGCAGTTTTTCAAAAGTTGGGACTGGCTTGAAAAGTCTGTTTTCATCATCTGCATTAGTCGCAGGCGGTGAATTGATTGCTAAGCTAGTTTCAGCCATTGGCTCAGGCGTTGGAAAAGTCGCAAGTGTTGCTAGTAACGTAGGCTCACGTATTGGAAGCGCTTTAGCAAATGCAGCGAAATCATCCGTGTCAACCGCAAGCTCTGTATTTTCAAGCGTCGGTAAAAGTGCGGTTGATGCGATTAAAAAGCCGTTTGAAACGCTTGGCTCAGGTCTTGTTAATATTACACGTGGCGCACTCATGACGGTGGGTATGAATATTACAAATTCTGTGAGTTCTCAATTGCGTGGCTTGTATAGCGTCATGAACGAGACACAACGCCAAGGGACAGCGCTTTCAAATGTTTTGTCTTTCGGTGGTGTTGATGATAGCAATATTAAAAACATCACAAAAGATCTTCAAGATTACGCAAAATCAACAACTTACAACGCGTCTGAAGCTTATAAAGCTGAGGCAGCACTCACAGGTGTTGGTGTAAGTGCAGATAAGGCGTCTAAACTTGTTAAAGCGATGGGTAATTCTTACGCGCTTTTAGGAGATGGCTCTCAAAAGTTGTCACAAGTTAATATTATCCTCTCACAAATTAACTCAGCAGGCAAACTCATGGCGCAAGATTTCAATCAATTGCGAAACGCAGGACTTGGTGGCGCTATTGCTCAAGAAATCAAAAAAATTGATCCAGCAATTAAAGATTTTAGCAAAGCAATGTCTGAAGGTAAAATTTCAGCAGATTTAGTCAATCAAGCGATTGAAAATATTGGTAATTCAGATGCAGCCAAAAAAGCGGCGTTTGTACCTAAAACGATCGGTGAAGCTTTTGATGCGTTGCAAGAAACCATTGGGCAAAAGTTCCAGGATGTGTTCAAATCACTCAATGATCAAGGAATCAATTTTGTTCAAAACATCACAGACGCTATTGATGATATGGACGTGACACCGATCGCCATGAAAATTAATCAAGCCGTGAATCTAATTATTCCGACAATTAAACAAGCGGCAGCCTTTGGCTCAACGATTGCAGATGGCATTTTTGCAGGCTTTGGCTCTCCACTTGCCAAAGCAAACATTGCAACGGCTAAAGCAAATATTGCAAGCCTCAACAATATTGATTTTGGTGGATTAACAAGCAAATTTGTACAAGCTACAACGCTTCTCTTGCCTCCAATTGCTAAACTCATCAGCATTGTGTCAGGCATTGTGACGTCTGTGAACTTTGATGCATTGCTTGGAAAATTGACAATCGTGGAACAAGCGACAATGCGCATGTTGAACACGTTAAACATTGCACCTGTGCTCAACGCAGTAGCTAGTGCCTTCAATAATTTGACCACAGGCTCCAATATTGTGGGATTCTTTAACACGTTGACGGTGACAATCCAAAATGTCATTAATGCTGTCGCTCAGCTAAATCTGAACGGTCTTCTCTCAGGACTTGTGGGGCTTGGTAAAACAGCGTTCGATGTGTTCAATGCACTCCTTCCTGTTGTTGTTAATCTTGCAAACGGAGCTATCACAGCATTCAGTGAAATTGCTAGAAATATTAAAAACGCACTCTCACAAATTAATCTGAATGAGTTGCTTTCAGCTCTCGTAAGCGTTGGGCGAACCGTTGCGGACGTGTTCACAGCACTTCTTCCAACATTTGTGACTGTTGCAAATGTTGCTATCAGCGCATTTAGTCAAATTGCTAACTATCTATCATCTAGCGGATTCGCGGATGCGTTCAACAACGTAGCCAGTGCCGTCGAAAAATTTGTTAGTGCGTTGAACATTTCAGGCGTTCTCACAGCTGTTGAACATGTTATTGGAAGCCTTGCCAGTGCTTTAAATAGTCTGGATTTAACAACCGTTTCTAATCTGTTCGTAACGTTCGGACAGTTGTCCATGTCAGCTTTTGATAAACTCTTGCCAGTTGTTGTAACGGTGGCAAATGCAATTATCAGCGCGTTTAACGGAATCATGAACGTTGTCACGTCTGTTATCTCTAAGATTAACTTTGATCAGTTGTTGTCAAGTTTCGCAACGCTTGCAAATGCCTTGTCTACCGCGTTTAGTGGAATTGACTTGACAGGATTGTTGACATTGATTGTCAACATCATCAACATGTTGATTAGCGGATTTACAGATTTTGTCAACATGCTCAACTCAACCGTAGCGCCAGCGCTCAAGAGTGTGTTTGGAAACATCAACTTTGATGTGATTAATAGTAAATTAACTTTTCTGACAAATAGCTTCAAGTCAGCATTTGACAGCATTGACTTCTCGCCTGTATCAAACAATATCAAGAATGGATTGAAAGACGTAGACGTGAGTGTGTCAGCTTTGGATATTGCCACGGTATTCCAAAAAGGCGCTGACGCTGTTCAAGCCGTTGTTAATGCACTTGGAAAAATTGACCTATCAACGCTCACGGGTGCGTTTGGAAAACTTGGAAAGACGATTGGCGACGCTTTCGGTAAGTCAAACTTTAATTTTTCAGACATCTTGGGCGCTGTTGTTGGTATTGTAAACTTTGCAATTTTACAATTTTCAAGTCTCGTAGATTGGATGAGTTCAGATAGTTTTAAAGGCGGTGTGAGCACTGTCTGGAATGACATCAAGGGTATTGTTCAAACCGTAGGCGACACTATCAAGTCAATTTTTGACAATATTGACTTTGACAAAATGAAAGAGTCAGGACAATCACTTGTTGATTTGTTTAAGAGTATTCAAAACTTTTTCAAAGGCGAGCTTGTGGATTCTTTGTTAGATTCAACTGCTAGAGTTATAGCAGGCTTGATTAACGTAGGCGCAGATGCGGCAAAACAAATCTCAGACATCTCTGCGGATGTTCTTGATATTTTTAAAGATATTGATGTCAGTGGTATTGGAGACTTACTTGTCACATCGTTTAAAGCTGCAGGTGATGGTATGGTAGCGGCGCTCAAACCCGTCAAGACGTCGCTCGACGATATTAAAAATACAGACTTTTCGTCAACAATGAATCAATACGTTAAAAATAGTCTTGGATCGTTTGACAGCTTATTGAAATTACTTGCGCCAATTGTTAGCGCAATCGGCTCTCTTACAGGTGCAAACTTAGGCTATTATTTTGAAATTTTTGGTGGCGCGATTAATGGGATTTTAAAAGTTGCCAATCCGTTTATTGATTTTATAAAATATTTGAAAGATAATTTTAAACCGCTTGGCGATGTTATCAAAGTTGTTGCTGAACAATTCGGGCGCATCATGGTATTGTTAGGAAAAGGTATTGGCAAGAAGTTGAGTGAATTCGGTGACGTTATTGCAAAAACGTTGAAACCTGCGTTTGACGGACTCAAGAAATCTCTTGATCCAGTGTTTGAGACGGTGAACAAAATGCTTAAATCAATTTCTAAATACGCAAAAGCTGGTGGTGACGCAATTGCTAAAGTAATCGAGAAAACATTAGGCGTGTCAGAACATAGCCTCAGCGGTGTGTCTACTAATAGCATTGGCAACTATGACTATAGCGCGTCAAGTGTGCAAAATAATTCTACAGTAAATCATGTTACAATGACAGTAACAGGGCAAGATGGCACATCTATTATGGATATTGCGCGTGCGGTCAAGCATGAGCTAGAGTTGGGGACAGTATAATGATTATTCGAAATATTCAGCCAATTTTAAAAAGAACTCTTCGGGATGCGATTGATTATCATCCACCAACGCTCGAAGAGATGGAAAAAGATATGTTTGTTGTTGGCTTCCTTATTGAAGACAACGACAACGCAACAATTAGGTAGCCGTGACAAGCTACCTTTTTTATGTTATAATAGTAGTAAAAAAAGGAGATTTTCATGGCAAGAGATGACTTACGCATTTTTGACATTTTTGTTTCAGACGTTGGCGATACGTTCACGGAATCGGACAAAGTGGATAATTTGCATCTATACAATCCGTCAAATCTCGGAGGCGGTTTCACGCGTAATTCTAACGGCGCGTTAGGTGTCGCGAATGAAACAATCACTTTTTCAATTGTCTTTAAATCCAACCCTCAAAAGTCCGCTTATGAGCAATATTATGAGGTAGTGGGAAAATTAGCGAGCAAAGAAATTGTCTGGCTACGTTACGCTGTGCCGTCGTCTGAAGGCTACCGTGTTGCATACCGTCCAGGCTATATTTCAAAAATTACGAAAACAGAGGCGAAATATGCGGATGCATCATTAGTTGAACAGCTCTCAATTACAACTATCTCATCATGGTTTGAGCTTTACACACGCGCAGGTTCGGGTCCGCTTGATCCAAGTTCAATGACACTCATGCAACCTGCTATGTTTTCTAATTTTCCTGACAATTACAAAAAATCACCTTACGGCTATCCTTACTGGTACGGTGCTGACACTAAGCGACGCCGTAAGAAAAAAAATGACTGGTATAACACTTTTGGCAATTTGTTCAATTTGAATGAAAAGCAGGTTGTCGGAATTCATGCGCCTACGCATTCTATTTCAACGCTTGAAAGAGATGCTCTTGGACTTGAGACAATAAAAGGCCCGAATTACATGACAGGTGATCAGTATAACGACAAAGCGCGCGCTTATAATTTCAAGGCAAAGATTGAAAACTTTGGGCGCAATGATTCAAGCGCTTTTAGTGCATATCACTCTGTTTATATTAGTGGAAACGCAACAGCAGGAAGTACGCTTAGCATCTCCACACGCGCAGGCGTTAAAACTAATCAGTTGATTTTTAAGGAGTCAGGGCACTTTGTCATTGACACGGCAGATTGGGCAAACATTTATGAAATAAATGGAAGCTCAGGAGGAATTGATTTTTCATTCTTTGTAGGCGGTGACGTAGGCACAGACGCATCTGTGAACGGTCCAGCGTCTACAATTATAGCAAGGAGGGCAATTCTTGGCATCTAAACCTATTGCAGCAGTTGAAATTTATAAAAGCAATCCAGCGCTTTATTATGATGACAGCCCTGCAAACTGTCGACTTGAGCGGATTGCGAGCTTTACAACAACGGACTTTGAAGTTACGTTTGGCTATAACACAGGCGACAGACAGTCACGCGTGGTGGTACAAGGTGACGTCAACGGCTTTGGCTCATGTAAAATTGGCGACATTGTAAATGTTAGCTTGTTTAACATTGGCGCGTGGCAAAAGGAATATGTGATTTTTAATTTTGCGCAAGCAGACACCGAGGGTGACGCTTTGCCAAAATTTACGGTGGATGGATCACGACAGCAAGGCGTGTTTGTGATTACTTCGTTTGATGGAAACAGCTTAGTTTTGCAAGATTACGTAGCGTATATGCTAAGCGCCGTTACAATTGGATATGCTGGCAACATCAACCACGTGCCACTCTTGGATGTGTTAGATTTTATCAGTTCGCGTGACTTGCGCACATTTCCAACGCGTGTCTATAAGTACGGTAAAAAGAGCAGTATTTTCAGGCTTTCACACGGTTATCAAAACGCTGTTGTGGATGTGTCAGGCGATTTTAAAGCAACAAACTCAACACCTTATGACGTTCTCACAAAGTGTTTAAATAATACGACAATTGGCGGTGAGGAATCTGCAGACACGGCAGAAACACCGTCAGGTGACGTTGTTTTGAAAGATAATCACGTGTTTGCGTGGGTAGGTGCACGGATGGTTAATGTCGCAGGGCGAATTTCGGAGATCACGCCATTCATTCTGTTTTTAACTAAAGAAGAACTTGTAACGCTTGGTCGTGGGCGTGAGTCGCGTTCTGCGATTTCTGTGCGCGTGCGCTCAAACGCTGACGTGAAAACAACGCCGAAGGAAACACACAAGTCAATGAGCGTGTGGGCTCAGCCGTATGATAACAGCGATAACTATATCCGCCTTGGTGTTGTTGTAGGCTCAGACATTTCAACAGGCGCTGAAACGCTTGACACAATTGCGAAACTAACACCGCAACAATACACAAACGCCAATATTCAAAAACAATCTGTATTATTGTTATCATACAATGATTTAATCAGTGATATTTTTGACACGCAATGGCTGAGACTTGTGAACGTCGTCCAGGCTCAAAAATGGTCACTCGACGTCGTGGACACAAAGAAAAAGCGTGGAAAAGCGCCAAACCGCAATCTTTACGTGGATGAAGATGCGTATATTGCGGACGCTACAAAGTACAAAGAAGAACATCAAGATGACAACAAAGCGGAAAATGAAGACTACAACAAAATGTTAGCAAATGTTAAAAATTACATTTTGTATGCTTTGCGCCATAAATTGGAGAACAATCCATCAGAATTTCTCTATGAAGTTGTTTATGGTAGAAAATACAACAATTGGTTTGATTTTGATATAGCAAAAGCTCAGAAAGTTATGGAGTTTGAGACTGGCGCTGAAAGTCTTGATTTTAATGCGTTTGACAATAAACACCCGAAACTCATGGAGATGGTGGGTTTCATCTTGAGCTTTTCAATTCGCAAAAAGATCCGCGCGAAACTACAAACAGCTGTCACGGGCTTAGAATTTACGCTAACGGACAAACAGTTTTTCTGCACAAATAACGCGTTATCAGGATGGAATCTCTTTAAACTGGACTATGACACATCTTTCGGCGTAGGTATTCATTCGCTCTTGTGCACGCTTAAATACGCAACATTTAGCCCTAGTGGGGCACGCTATACACTAATTGAGTGTCCGTTCAAAGACATTCATGATATTGTTTATCAAATTTAATTGAGGTATGATATATGAAAACATTTAATGCTCGCATTTTGCCAGATGGCTTGATTGCTGTGAACATCGGCGCTGAGGTGCCGTTAATTAAAAATCATGACATTTACGGCGACGCTTACGGTACGTGTGAAATCATTGACCAACACCACGCGATCATCAAATCAGATGTCTTGAGTATCGGCGATAAGCTCTCAGCTGGCTCATTTGTGGTAGGCTATAACCGCTACGAAGTGCGTGAAGTTAGCTTCACAGATGCGCCAAAATTTTCAGAATGTGAGGTGCTTGAAGAAATTGATTAACGCTTTAACATTTACAAGCAAAGGTGAAGATGAACACTTGACCTGGGCGCAAGAGGACGCTTTGGTGTTCGATGCTGTGTTTGCTAAAAAACGTATCACGCCTGAGCTTCCGTCTTTCGAGGGTTTATCCGATGGCGAGAAGGACACACTGAACAAAAACGTGGAACGCTACAAACAGTCGCGCGTTTTTGTGGTAGAATTAGACGCAACAAAAAAAGGTACGCTGATTAATTTCAAGACGCTTCGTTTTTACATTGCGGGGCGTTATGTCGAGGCGTCTGATGTCGGTGTCCGCTTTAAACCTGTAAGCGCTTACGGGACTGATTACGGCTATATCCCAATCTTGGCGTCATCAGACGGTTCGGTGTCATTTGTTGATTTAGCTGACGCATATAAAAAGGAGACAGCTCCGACAATTAACGCAGGTGACCGAGGGCAAGGTGTCAAGCAAAAATTAAAAGCTATTGGTTTGTTGGCGCTACGCTTTGACGGAGACAACGTTCACGCAGACATTGAAAACGCACCATTTACGGCAGATTTTCCAGGTGAGGGGACAGCTTATGATTTTGGATTTGATCAAAGTTATAAGCACAGAGGCAAAAATGATGAATACAGTGTAGGGCTTACGCGTCTCATCCACGGAAGCAAGATTGGTGATATCCAAGTAGGAACAGCGACGGAAGAAGAAAAGGACGCGTACACTTACGGGATGTGGAGCCGTGAGCCTCGGACTGCGCCTGAACACAATTATATGGAGCCATTCGGCTTTGACATCCGCTTGCAATATGACGACATCACAGCCAAGAGCTGGGCTATGCTTAATTCAGGTTATACTGTTGTAAAAACAAACGACAATCTGCCAAAGCCTCCGAAATTTTTACGTAGTGCCAGCGACAATCCTGACGCAGATTACGAAAAAGTGGCGTGGCCTTACACATTATATAGGTATAATCGTAAACCCGTGAGATTGACCAGGCGTGATTTACACAACGGGATTGAATTGCCTGTTAAACGCTATACAGGGCAAGAATTAGATCATCTTGTTCCGTCCGAAGGGCGCAACACACTAGCAACAGACGGGCAATATGTTTTTGGTATTGTTAACAATCGTGGGAGCGCAACGGAAACAACTGAAGACGTTTTATATACGCCACAGAGTGAAATCTTTAAGTTGTCTGACTTAAACATTAATGTGACAAATTTGCGTTATGCTGATTCAAACGTTGTTGAAGCGATGTCAGACGTGTTAGAAATTCCAACAGGATTTAACATGAACGGCTATATACTCGCAGATGTGAGTGTCACATCATCACGCGCGTTGACATGGCTCAAAAATAAAGAGCCGTTTGTTTCATCTAGTCCTGTCCCTTATTCGCGCACAATTGCAATAGGACTCGGCCAAATTAATATTTCAACTCAATTGGCGTGGGTTAAACATGTCAAAATGTCTGAGAATACAAACGAAGAATATGACGGCAATTATGTGCTCTCTTTGCAAACAATTGGCACGCGCCCATTTCGTTATGCAGGGCAAACCTACAAATATTATGATAGAAACTATAATATCGACTACCGCAGACTTGGCGCGGATTTTCTTGACAATGTGCCTGACGTGTTTATTAAGCGTATATTTTACCCGTACGCATGGAGTGATTTTATTGATTATAGTTATGCTAACAAACCGACAATGGACGCACTAGACAAAGCTATCGAAGCAGACATTGGGGGCGCAAAACAACAGCACAGCATTGTTATAGCAACGAGCACAGGCGGACGGCTTCAGCCCAGATTAACAACGGGAGGTGTTTAAATATGATTAATTGCTATACGTTTGATAACGGGAAAAAATATGATGCAAAGACAGACGCGCGTGTAAAGCGTGATTTGTTTGGAGACATCGGCTCAGCGTTCTTTGTGGACTATCCAAAGCAAGCCATATCTGCGAGCATTGATTCCGTAACAGAGCGAGACGGTGAGACGTTTGTGAATGTTAAATTGATTAACAATCTCACCGTGCTATTAGGCGGACGCTTAGCGACGTTAGTGGATGAAATAGTGCCTGCTAAGATTCTTGGAGATTTAAAAGATAACTATTATGTGGCACAGATGCAGTTTCTAGTATCAGCCAAAGGCACAAGTTACAACAATAAAAAAGGTAATGTTTTTGCCTTCGATTATGTTACAATGCCTGAAAGCTTTAAAAAGGACGGTGAGCCAAATACTGACTTTGACGCGGACAACTTCGTAACGTCACTCTTTGTTATTGTATTAACACAACAACACAATGATTTCACAAAAGCAAGCGTCTATCCAGCTTTAGTCAGCACAGCTAAGTTTTTAGCGGGAGCATCTTTTGACATTGCAGAAAGTGGAGATAATAGCGTTCATGGCTCACTCCCTTTGGCGTATGCAGGCGGTGACCTCAACGGCTTACACTATCAGTTATCTGGATGCGTGACGGTTGATCCGTCAATTGTTGTTCCGCTCCACGATAGTCGCGCAGTTATTCCAATTAGTGCTAGTAAAATGCTGAAGCACGCCGTGCAGTTAGGCGGTGATGCTGCAGTAATTTTTGGTGATAGTGTATCAGCAGGATTTCTAACAACTGACCCACGCGCATATCTGGAGCGTGAGTGGAAAGTTGGGACAGTTACAGATACTGACTTGCAAAAAGTTATGGCGAACGATTTGGCAAAAGTTGACGGCGCTAAAATGACTAAAACACTTTTTGTAGTCACAGATGATAAGTTCGGACATGTTACATTTGAGAACTGGACAAAAGTTTTCGTGATGTCCAGTGGCACGATGTAAGAGAGCGGACGCTCTCTTTTTTTGTGCGCGTGGGTTTAAGTTTATACCCATTGAGGAAACTTTCTTCTTATATAATGTGGGTTTGAGTTTATACCTATGTGAGATATTTCACATAGGTTTAAGTTTATACCTATCAACCATCTGGCACAGCGTTCATTTTTGGTGGGTTTAAGTTTATACCCATTAAAAATAGAACGCTTTAGCGTGCGTTTTCTTCCTATATAATAGGTATAAACTTAAACCTTTTGAACGCTTTTCTTCCTATATAATAACGATATATCAACGCACACATGCGCGCAAGCGCACACAAAAAAGCTCACGTTGCATTAGCAACGTGAGGCTCTTCAGACGCTTTGTCAACAATGTCAAAAAAGTTTTCTTATTGTTGTATAAGAACTTGACAACTCATCTCTTTTCATATATACTATATTCATAAAGGTAAACACAGAAAGGTGTGATGATTATGAGCAAATACACACGCTCACTTCCAATTCCAATTATCCCTCTATTAAATAAAAATAGAGAACTTATCTATAACCCCTATTTTCCAAACATGGCGATAGTCGGGCACGCGCTTTGCGTTAGCAAAGCGAAGCGCACGGCGTTAGCCTGTGCGCACAGTGAAGCGCAATTGAGCAAGCGTAAGACAATCGGATTTTACAAAGATCCTGAGTTGTCAGCAGAAGACATTACGTACGGCTTGTTAGCGTTTCATTATCTTGACAAAAGCCAGGCGGCAATTGAGCCATTTATGGATGCTTTTGATGTATTTGTGGACACGGTGCCAGAGCTTGAGCCTGAGCGTGAGCCGAACGTTAGTGAGGCGCGTGAGGCGCGTGTCAAGGCAAGCGTGAGCGCGAACGTTAGTGAGCGCAAGCGTGAGAGCGCTGAGACATCGTCTAAGACATCGACTAAGAAGAGGGCTAAGACATCCGACGCTAAGAAAGAGCGTGAGTATAACACGTACAAGACAAAATCAACAAGTGTTGACGATAATCCGCAAACGTATTTTCCAATCAACAACTTGGAAGCTAAACAAGCGGCTGATTATCTCGCATCACTTGACGTAGACGCGCGCTCAATCGTTGTTGAGAAAGTGTTCAGTAGCAATTACACGTTCTATGATTACACGGACGGAAACAAAACGGACGAATACAAAACAAAAGGACGCAAGATGCGTATCACACGCCGTGCGAGTGACGCATTTATGCCACGCAAAGCAAAGGAACGCACAGCGCTCATGCATACGATTTATAGAGAATATGTGAAAGGACAAAAACAAGATGAAACAACTAACACTAACCGCACAACACAAGACGCATAACGCTCAGAGCGTTCGTAAATCTTTGTGGCATGGAAACAAAAGCGAACGCTTGACGCATGAACATGCGAACTTTATTGACAAGACACGCACTCCAGACAACGTCATGATTGTTGATGATATGAACGACGTGAAAATGTGGGTTGATGCACAATATGCGGACGCTGTGGAAAAATACAACGACGGCTTGCGCGCTGATCGAAAGATTGAGAGTTATTTTGATGAACGTTTGAGCAAAAACAAAAAAATGGTAGAACCATTTGAAGAGTTTGTTTTTAGTTATGGTAACTCATTAGATGTGACAAAAGACGGCGCATACTTAAACGGAGAAAACTACGGTGACAATCTGGACGTAGACGGTGAAGAGTGGAACACGCGCGTGAAAGCGCTGACGTCATTCGCTGAAGCTCTTCCTGAGCTTGTCCCTGAATTTCGCTTTGGACATATCCGCGTTGACGTGGATGAATCCAATCCGCATATCCACGCCATAGGTTTACCATTAAACCCGGACAAGACGCGCCTGGGTTTGTGCTCGGGGCGTGGGACAATGCTCAAGAACATTAATGAGCGCGTTGGGCTTGTTAAGAGTTCCGATAACGGAAAGCAAAACATGCAGAACGTCTTTGCTAAGTTTACGGACACATATCTCAAAGATTGCATGTTGGAGCATTACAACGATGTGAGCCGTGAGCCTGCCGTTCGTGCTCCAAAACGTACAGCGCGTGAGAAGTTGACTGAGAAAGAGTTTAAGCGCGTGATGGCTCCGATTAACGAGCAATCACAGCGCCTCAGTCAGCAAATTGATTATTACACGCAATTAAATCAACAAATGAGCGCCTATGTGCGACAGTTGGAAGAACTGCTTGACGATGCGTCAGAAGATATTAAAGCACGCGCGGAACGTTTGAAAGAACTCAAACCAAAAGACGAGGCATTTGAAAACGCACTAGAAAAAGTTAAAGGTGTCAACTTAGCGGACTTAATTGGATCTAAGAGCGATGGCTTGACGTTATAAAAAAGAAGCGGGACCGCTTCTTTTTTTGTTGACAGATTCATTGAGCTGTGCTATACTATATTCATAAGTAAGTTAACAAAACGCATGAGCATAACAAAATCTCACTTTCTTATTTTATAGTAGTTATCATAATCATTACCTTACCTTTCTAAAAATTTCAAGTATCAAAATGACTTACTTATGATTGACTTAAAAAGCTTGACGAGATGTCAAGCTTTTTCTATTGCTATTTCTAGTGTATATTTGTCCGTGCCTGAAAGTCCACCATATATAAACGTCATGCTCTTAATAATTTCATAGTTGTCGTCTGTCCACAGTTCAGCGTCTGTGAAACCGTCTATGAGCGCTTTGACTGTTGGATAGAGATTTGGTGGATCCATACGGCGCTTTGTCGGAGCGTAAACTGTGATTGTAACAGCGCATGGATTAGAGGGAGAGAACGCATCTGTGCGCGTGCGTGCGTTTGCTAGAGATTCGGCTAGAGTTCTTAGATGTTTTGTAAGTTGCGCTTTTACTGCAAAATGCAGGCGATCGTTTGCGCTGATGATTTCGTTTCCGCTTTTGCGCGTGTGCTTGCTGTTGCGTTTTAAATTGAAGGTGAAAGTGTACATGTGAATGAGTCCTTTCTTTTTTCTACTATTATAACACGCGCACGTGGGCTTGACAAGATTGACAGAATCGAGTGAGGTGTGATATACTATATATGAGTTTAATAGTTACTTTGTTTTTCATTTCGAAAACAAAGAGAAAGAACGTCAGTGAGCGTTCTTTTTTTGCAAATTATTTTACAAAAAGTGTTGACAGACAGAACTCAATGTGCTATACTATAGATAGTTAGAAAAGAGTGTTTGTGTGATTCATAAATTACACAGTAAGAGCGCCAAGTGGCGTTCTTTTTTTTTGTTTAGTCTCACAATGGCTCGTGTTTCATTTTGTTTCAAAAATAGAAGCGCGCTATTTTTTTTTTGAAACATAAGAAATCGCATAATGACGCCATTTAGAGGTGCTAAAATGGTCGTTGTTTCATTGTTTTGTTTTTTTGCCCCCTAATAACATATAAACATAGTCGTCATTAGAGAGATTAGTCTTGTATTAAAATCCTCTAATAGTAAAAATAAAAAGTGGTAATTATGGAATAAAACATAAAACATTAAAACATTTATTATTTCACACTCTATAAATCCTTAGTTCACGCCTGTTTACGCTGTTTCATTTTTTAAAAAGGTTTTTCAAAAAAATAAAACATTTTAAAACATTTTTTGGCTTGAGGGGTTGACAGCTTCGGTGAGCTGTGATATACTATAGACAACAAAAGAAAAGGAGTTTCCAATTATGAAACAATCAAGCACTCTCAAACTAACTGCAACTAACATTATCAGCACACTTAAAACAATTATTGACGATTCTGAAGGCCGTCCACGTGTTGAGGTAGCGTATGTGAAAGTTATTGAAGAAACTATCAGCGCACTTACAAAAGAATATTGCGATGATGTTGATCCTCTTGTAGCATCCATGATGGAATCTGTACATAAGAAAGAAGTAACAAAAGAAAAACTTCTAGAAGAACGCTACGGTTTATATAGCACGCTTAAAGTTACAGACATTGAACGTGAAAAAGAAAACTGTGAAAAACGTGTTGAAGAACTTACTAAAAAAATTAACACGTTAGATGAAGCTATTACAAAATTGAATAGTAAGATTCAGAGCGAACAAACAAAAGAGTTTAAGTTTACATCTAAGGCTGCAAAAGAAACGTTTGAGACATTGAAAGAAATGCTCAGTATTGACTACAATGTCATTCAATTCCGCGATCGTCGCATTTTTTCATTTGAAGCAATGTTTGCAGGGAATGCGCGCGTGACTTTCTCATCTGCTCGTTCAGCGCAATTTATTAGTTATTTTACACGCACAGACAATCGTGTCTTTCCATTTGTTCAACGCATTGTTGACGCTGTTCTCGCAGATTATCCACTCGATGGTGCAGGCTATATTTTTGACGCACGTGATAAAGACGCTAAAAGTGAAGCCATTGAACACTTTGCAAAAGGTATTGACACGCAATGTGGAAAAGGTGCGTTTGCCGCGTACTTCCTCTATCCAGAACTTTACAACGAGAAAGAATATCCTGTTAAGCGCACGTTTGTGATTGGTACAGATTCAGACACAGGTAAAACACTCATGATAAGACTTGCAAAAGCGCTTTACGGACCGCTTTCTAAAGTTGCAATGCCTCGACCAACCGCGTCAGACAGCGGATATGACAAAGGACTTGTGGATTGGAACAATACAAACAAAGATGTTGTAATGCTTTTGATTGATGACGATAATCAGGACGGACGCTCACGCGCTGACTTTTACAAAAACATCTATAACCCTGAAGGTATGCAGATCGGAAATCGTGGCAAAGCTAACGAATACGTGCAATTCCGCGGAAACATTAACGTGAATCTGAACGCGCTTGATCCATCGTTTACAGAGAAGCAAGTGCAAAAACGTTTGTATTTCTTGCATTTGATTGTGCCTGCTAACATGTATATGGCACGCCATGAGCTTGCTGAAATCGGCGGATATGATGAATATAGCGACGCGGACGCGTTGATTAATTATCTTAACGCACACCGCGAAGACGCCAAAGCGTGGCTTGACAATTACAAAACGCCTAATGTGTTGAATACTAAATCTGCTGAAGCACATGAGAAAGAACGCGAGGACGCTATCCAACATCGTGATATTTTGGAATTTATTGACGCGCGTTTGACTGAAAACAATAGCGGAAAAATGCGCCTTGCTACAGTTAAAAAAGAATTTCACGGTGAGATCAATGTGACAAAAAAACTTGTCAATAAAATCGGTAAAGGTTATTACATTTGTGAACAAATGCGCATTCCCGTTGGCGATGGCGAGTCTGTTTCAACAAGCGGTATCAAATTGAGCGTAGATGGGGAAACTGGAAAAATTAAAGACCCTATTGTTGCACTAAATGAAAAGATTAAAGAACTTAGTGACATCCGCGAATCTGTGAGTGTTGAAGAGATGCTTGATAAAATTAACAACGCACTCAACGGAGTTGAAGAAGTTGTTGAAGTTAAAGCTGAACAATTGCCAGACGTTGCAACAATTGAAGCTCCGCAAGTTAAAGCAATTGACAAAGCTGATGCGTTTGATGAATTTGTTGAAGCAAGCAATAAACGTATGAAAGAAAGCACAACAATTGAAGCAAGTGATACAGTAAAACTATTTGCGAACGTTAAGCAAATTGAAAAGACTGAACTCACAGCTGTTGAAATTGGTAATGTTGTTGCAGTGTTTGCAGATGAAACAACAGATGAAAAAGAAGTTGGAACATACCTCAGCGATATTAGCGGACAAGCTATTGAAGCAGTTGATAGCGTTGATGTGAATGCTAAAACTATCGTGACGTTAGTAAACAACGGGAAAGAAACAACTGATGGATGGTTTGATGATAAAGTGCATACTGATTCTGCTAATCCGTTTGGACGCAAAATGACACTATTTGAAAAAGCTGTGAGCGAACTTGAAAGCCTCACAATTATTACAAGCTCAACAGATACAACAGAAGATGTGCCATGGTAAGAGGTGATTGCTGATGGATTTGGTAGCGTTAGTAATACGTAAAGAAGTAGCGTTAGAGCGTGGTGTTGTTGCGTTGTTGAAAGTGCGCAAGGTTTATGATTTGGATTGTGATGAGGATCTTGAAGAGATTCACGTGCAGTTTAATGAGCAACAATATTTAGAGCGAGCGATTACACGCACGGTGATTGTAGGTGAACATGAGTATTGCTACAAATATATTAAAGCTGTGAAAGCTTTGGGACTGCATCCAAAGTACATGCGGAAAGAATTAGATCCGCGTGACGTGGATGCATGGATCAAAGAGCGCTTGATTGCGCTGACGTAATGTGTGAGCGTTGACATAGAACGTGAGCGCTGACATAGACTGGCGATAGTTGCACACAGTGCGACTGTTGTCGCAAGTGCAAGAGTGTGGTGGCTCTTACATTTGCGAGAGCAGTCGACGACGTGTAAACGCCTAAAGCTTCGGCTTTGTCGGTGATGAAGTTGAGCTTTAGACCCCCCCGCCTTGTCGATTTTTGCGGGAGGGTGAGCAGT